CACCCCCCAACGGGAAGAGCAAAAGTACTCCTATGTGGTACACTTCCTTAGTAAGGAGCGTTTTCCACGTGCCTATATAACTTGTTATGTCACATAGACTACAGGATTGTATCCAGGCTCGCGCTGCGCCCCCTTTCGAGGGGCTGTGGAACTCTTGTCCGAGGGAGGCTTTCTTTAGGTGGTTAAACCTTTTGGTTTTATCAACCTTTGAAACCTCTTACGGAACTCTTTTCCTTTTCTATCTCCTTCACGAGGGCTCAATAGTTATCAGCCCTGTTAGTAGAAGAAAGTGGTAAAAGAACCGAATCACTCCTAAATGGATCCATTAATGGTAAACTCATTGCTTCAGTTCGAGCTTTGATTTTGTACTTGATGTTATACATCATTTCCATCATCCAGTTCTCTCTGTAGTAATTGGTAAATACCATATATGGGTCATCGAAGATGATTCGCCTAACCGGTTTATCCCGAAGAAGATCGTCTGTCTTGGCTACCCAGCTAGACAACATCTTCTTCAGGAATGGACTTTGAGTTAAATCAAAGTCCACTCCTGCCAATGATTGGACAGTTCGCAAGTTATACACGGTTTTACCCGCGTACTTCTTGTTGGACTCCCATCTTTGGACAGCAATCTTATAGAATGCTTCGTCCATTGAGGATAGGAGACTATCCATCATTACTGCAGAAAGCGAGTTAGTCAGCTTCATAGAAGCTGTTAACCCATCTGCAGTCGGGATAAATCCGAATGGTCCTTTCACCAATCATAACATTTTCTGAACTTGCGATCTTCGGACCGTAGGAACAGAAGTGTACATGTTGGTTACAGACTCTTCGGATAGGGCAAAGTTCTTATTGACTAAGTCAAGGAGAATCGAAGGTATTCCCTTCAAAGTCTTCAGACCAACCAATAAGTTCTTTGCTCCCACTGGTGACAATTCACCATCTAGTCTAATAAGTCTTTTAGCAAATTCGAAGGAATTGCGGGACTTAAGAGATTTTGACAAGTTTATGTCGACCCCTAAGATGCGTGTCATAAGTTCATGATATACATTAGCAACTGACTCATTAGCGATTACAATATCGTCACCCAAAAGGGCGTAATGAGTGAAATTCGTCAATCCTAGACGAAGTGCACTCACACGAACTATAACGTGATGAGTCAGAGCTAACATAGCTCAAGAACTTAAGGCACCCATAGGCTGTCCAACTGAATATCGTATCGGATTTCCTTTATGATATCAGTCCCTGTCAACCAATATCTTTCTCCACTCGTTAGCGAAATCTTCGCCAAACATTGTAGATAAGACATCGGTTTGCAGTTGGATAGGCAACCTATCGGTAGCCGCACTTAGGTCGAAAGAATAGAATGTCGGGTTTACAATCTCCTTGGTTGCATTGGTAAGATATACTAATCTTTTCAATGGACCATCTTGATTGAATGTACCATCTGACGGAAGTTTCTTTAATAAATCAAAGATATAATCCGACAGAGGGGCCATTACTGATTGCGTTATAGCATCAGTTATACCAAACACTCTAATCTTTCCGGCGGCCTCTTCTTTCTCAGAAAGTTTTCCTAATATGTAACCAGGGTTATTTGCCTTGGCTAAATATTGGAACTCTTCCTTTAAAAGAGACAAGAAATCGCCCGAATCAGGAAAACGGCTTATAAAACTAAGCAACGTATCCCGATTCGGAGAATCTCGTCATGCTATGATATCTTTTCAGATACCTAGCATCGAGGTGCGATGATTCGGTCCTGCAGTGTTTAGATATTTGATCGAAATGGAGTTAAGTCTTGGTCTTAAATGACCAAGCTCTCCTATCGCTCTAAGTATCTCATACTTAGGAAGTGTAGGTTCCAGACCCTTAAAAGGATCTGTAATAGTACCCAACTTAAGTTTCCCAGGTACTTTTAGTACCCGGTATACCTGCAAGAGAGACAACACCCCACGAATAGTCTTGGCATCTCCTTCCCTTATTAGGGAACGGAGCTTACCAGGAAGTATCGTAGGGAGCCCTCCGGCCAGACCAACTATAAACTCATTTGTTGAGTATATAGGATGACCTGATACAAACGCTTGTAAGACGCGGACACACTCTTTTGTGTATAAACACAAGAAAGTGGGGCCATTATGGGTTCATAAAGAATCCAGGCGCCTCATAAGCAATTTGTAAAGAGGTTTGTCAAGCTGTAGTGACCAAATTAGTAATCGTACCCAGTGAGGAAACATGTCTTTCGACAAGAATCCAACTGAGTTGATTCTATTTGTAATACTAAGGCTCTTCATTGTGAATTTCATATTCATGCTCGTTTCGAGCAACTCTTAATCTATAATTGAGAAATTGTAGAAAAGGGGTCACTGGAGAACCCTCCCACAGAGACCATCTCGGCTCTCTGTGTAATGCTAAATTAGGAACAGGAAACTGTTCGTAATCTAGTTAGTATTACGTGGTATACCCACAGTTACGGTTAGATAACTGCTCAGTACTCCACACTTTACGTGTGGTCTCTGGGTGGGGACTCCTACCGAGGTGATTTGATCACTGGTACATAACCACAAAATCAAATTAAGGTTGTATTTCTTGTTTACAAGACTTAACCTGATGATGCAGAGATGTATC